TACCTAGCAGTGAAAGACTCTTGAGCAGAGTCATAGCTGATGGCTGCACCTTCCGCCTTAACTGGCGCTGCTGCAAATCCTGACAGCTTGACCTCTTCCTCGAAGCTTCGATCTGAGCTTTCTGTTTCATACAGAAGCTCATGCTCGTCTTCATATTTTTCATACTCCAAACCAAACAGGGCATTAAGTCCTGGGAGGAGTTCTTTAAGCATTTGAGCTCTAGAAATTGCCATTGCTTATACCTCCTAAACGCCAAGCTTGGTTTCGTATGCGTGGCTCAAAGGCAGATAGGTCACAATGCAGTCAGTGAAGGCATCGCCTACAGTGCTGCTTGGGCCGTCTACAAAGTCCACAATACGAAGTGGTAATGTATTAGTCGTAGCAATAGATCCGCCATCTAAAGCGTTTCTGCTTCGACCGATTGAAGTTGATCCAGCAGTGTTAACTGCAGATACGTTATTGCCTAATCCAGTTTGAGCGATTGCCTCGTCACCCTGCATTTGGAACAACAATTTTGGATCATCGACAACATAACCAACTATGTCATCTGCAGCAGTTGATGCAGGGAACTGTTGATTAAATGTCTTCTGGTTTGTGCTTGGATCTGTGTAAGCGCAGCCTACAAAGATTCCAACTGTACCAGCAACAACAGAAGTTGTTACGGCAGCTTTTTCTAAGGTTCCAGAACTTACCAGCTTAACGAAATCGCCATAAAAAATGGCGGTTCCATAGCCGCTTGCAATCTTGATGTGTCTAATCTTTCCGGTAAAAGAGCCACTAGCACTCAAGGTTCCAACGGGTTCCGCACCTGTAGGGGTAGCAGAAGTAGCCATGTTAGACCTCCTAACTTATAAAGCTAATCCCCTGCTATAGAGAGTTAGCTTTTTCCAAAAGTGGTTCTCGTGCTGCGCTCTGGTTGACTCAGAGGCATACGAGGATCATTTTCTCGCAAGAAGTTATTATCGACAGATTCCATCTGATTAGCGGCAACGCCCTGGAAGTAATTTGTTCTTGACTCCATTTTTTCTTTAGGAGCTTTACACAAGAGCAAACCACCAATATGAACGTTTCCTTCAAACCTCGATCCAATGTCAGACATCACATGTAGTTCAGGATGATCCTCAGCTCTCACTGGTTCCCAACCCTCCCTAAACTGCTTTGACACATTAGTGTTATCTGACTGACCGAGAATATCAGTTCTTATCCACCTAAATTCCCATCCAGGCTGAGGTTCTGGATCCGGCAATATAGATTGCGGAGCCCAATCATCACTTGGCCTCTTCTGGGTTTCTCGCGTTTCATTCTTTCTTTTTGTGCGCTCTTCTGCCATTACTTACTCCTTCAAGACAAGTGCTGGGCATATTGTTCATTAGTTATACCCAGGCGCTTGGCGAGAGCAACTTGGGTAGCCGTTAACCGTACTTTGCGCGGTTTTGCACCATTGTTCCTTGCGGATGGCGCTACCACCGTCGAGGGCTGACTAGAGGTCACGGATGCGCTACGGCCATCTGTATCGCTATTATCCCCCCAGTCGAAATTAGGGTAACTCTCTCTCATACCATTGTCTATATATTCAAAGTACTCTGGAGAGTTAACCGCTAAATTCTTATCTGTGATTGCTTCTTCATGCAATCCATATGCGGTTGCAGTCATAGCCTTCTTGCCTGGATCTGCAAACCAAGTGTTCCTATCAGCCCACTCCTGGGATTCAGGAGAAAGTTGAGGTTGAACAGGTTGTTGAGCCGCAACATTTTGAGCAGCCTGTCTAGCAATCTGTTGCTGATAAGCTGCTTGGCGCTGGGCTTGAAGCTGTTGAGCTTGTTGAGAAGCATTAGAGCTATATCTCTCGATCTCTTGAGATTCAGCCTGGGCCTTTACCATCCGCTCTTGAGCGTTAGCGACACCATCGGTATCACCTTCCTCATAAGCTTTTTTGTAATCAGCTTTGGCTTGATCTACAGCTATCCTAGATTTTTGCTTTATCTGCTCTATTAGCGCCGCTTCGCCCCTGGAGATAAGAGATTCTTGCTCCTGGTTCTTGGTGGCGTATTGCTGAGCAATCTTGACAGCTTCTTCTCGCATCCTTTCGGCTGCTTCTCGCTGTCTCCTTTCCTCATGGTAATCAAACTTTAACTTGTTGAGTCTTTTCTGAACTTTCTCAGAATAGTCTCCAAGCTCTTCATCGTCTGATTCAGATTTAGATTCCGCCTTTGGAGGCCTTCTATCTTCAGGAGGACGATCATCGACTATTTCAATCTCGTAATCTGAACTAGATGAATCCTCAGCAACAGGCTTCTTCTTTTTTTCAAAGGTTGTTTTTACCCCAAAGAACTTGTCTTCGGGGCTTTGCGGATCAACCGATTCCGTTTCTGTAACCAACTGACTTTCGCTCATGCTTTAACAACCCCCCTTGGATCTTTAACAACAGCCTCAACGCTATCATCATTAATCAAACGGAATTCTTTGCCTTCTAACTTAAAACGAGTGCCAGAATAAGATCTCATCATTACCCAGTCACCTTCCTTGCAGTAAGGGCCCGTAGGAAATCTAGATGGATCTTTGTAACAATCGGGGCCTAGATCTAACACCATTCCCACAATAGATCCTATTTCTTCCTCTTTGAGAGTCTGAGTGGCTTTTATAATTCCACCCTCAGTTTTCTCTTCTGGATCTGGCAGCGCTATAAGTATTTTATAGCCAGTCGGTACAGGAAGCTTACTAGCTACCTGTGGTTCTGCAGAATCTTCTGATTCTGTTTCTAGCTGAGCCGCTTCGCTCATATTATCTCCATGCATTGGGTTAACGCCCAAAGTCGTAGCACCAGGGAACGCCTGGAGTCGTTAGTCGGCTTGTTCGTAACGAGCCTTCAGATCCAAGATTTCACGCTCAGCTTGAGCTAAACCTTGAACGATTCCACAACAACGTGTGTATTCAGCATAATCCTTGCAAGCTCCTCCACTCATGTGGTCACTAACATCATTAAGCTGCTTGCGAACATTTGATCTCAAAACTTCAAATATGTCTAGTTCTTTTGTCACTGATCACCCAAAGTTTCTTTTGCTATTTCTATGCCAAGCTTAGTGCTTGCTAGCTGTTCTTGAGATGCAATCTTAGCACTCTCAAGCTCTTCTTTGGTGTTTGTTTCAGCTATTTTCGCTCCAAGCTTAGCGGTTTCTAACCTAGCTTGTTGCTCTAATCTTTGTTGATCCAGCTGCGATTTGGCTAAAGCCTTCTGAGTTTCGAGTTGGATCCTAGCCATTTCAGCTTCAGCCTTTTGCTGTATCTCTGCTTGCTTAAGCTGCAGCTCTTGCATCTGCATTTGGATCACAGGATCTTGCATTTGCTGTTGAGCTTGCTGGGCTTGCTTCTCTTGGGCTGATTTTCCAGTCAACTGAGCAGCAGCTGGGGCTACGAGCCTGGATATCCTGTACTCTATATCCTCCGGCAAGTCTTCTTCTGGGGTGGGGAGCTCCATACCCAGTTCTTTTTCTATGTTTTGGCGGTACAAGAAAGCCAAATGCTCTTGTATGTGGGCAGCCATAACGGCTTGCATCTTCTTTGCATTGGGGCTTTGACCAATAAGCTCCGCAAGCTTTGGATCTTGCAAGAAAGCCATGTGGGCTTGTATGTGAGCTTCGTGATCCTGGTAAATAAACGCTTTGACAGGCTTTCCATTCAAGATATCCATGTTTTCACTAACAGGATCCTTGGGTTTCATGTCGTTTTCAGTCGGAACTATCTGGTCTGCGTCTTGTATTCCCAAAACATCCAGCATTTGGCGGTGCAATAGCGGTAAATCGTACATTTCTGGCGATTGTGCAGACAATTGTAGCGCTGCCTGGTACTGCATGATGCGTTGAGCCATCGTTCCAGCGTTTGGATCGCTAACTGGAATGATATCTACCCTCTCATCGAAGTCCTCAGACACCATAGGCTCTGAATCTTCCATGTATGGGTACTTTTGCGGCCCAAAATCCTTAACACAGCGACTCAAAAGACGTA